CACAAATGGGATGCACACGATTATACTTGGCAGGCAAGTAACTAAATAGAATTGAGGAAACTCCTCAATAGAAAAGGAAGGCACCAAATGGCTAGAGTAATAAAAGAATGGATCAGTAAAGATGGTTCATTTGCAATAAAAGTAAATGATGATATGAGTTATCAAATACTTAAAGATGGCGAAGTTACCAACACTAATCACGCAATGGATAAGTGGTACGACACCGCAGGGCAAGTTGTTACACATATTCAAAATGATATTGATTTTGGATATTACCCAAAACTTGCTGGCATCAAAGGTCAATTAGTAAAAGCATAATTAAAAAGAAAAAAATCCCTACCTCCGCCGACGGCTGGCGAGGTAGGGATTTTTTATTGGGCTAGCGCTTGCGCTATACCCTGCTCTAAGGAAATCTTTGGTTCATAAATCATATTCATAATTCTTGGATTGCCAACACGATACTCAACGCCGACAGGCGCAGTTGGATTGGTTTGTATTGGTGCTAAGTAACCAGCAGCGAGCATCATCATTTCTGCTAATTCAATAAAAGAGGTTGCCCTACCAGAGCAGATATTCATAACTTCAACGCCGTTAATTACGGCTGCAAAAGTTGCTTGGACTACATCGTCAATATGTACAAAATCTCTTACTTGGTTACCAGTTCCCCAAACAGGAAAAGGATTAACTTTTTGCCTAGCCCTAGCAACAAAAGATGGGAATGGATAATCTAAAGATTGATCGCCGCCATAACCAGAAAATGGGCGAAGGATTGTTACTTTTAAACCTTCATCTCTGGCGTATTGCGCTAGCATCTCACCAGTTAATTTGCTCCAGCCATAAGTTTGATCAGGCGTTCTAATGTGTTCTAAATTTATATCTTGCTCAGATAATCTCATCTTAAATCTTGATCGCTGCAACATAATTGGATAAGCAGCAGAGGATGAGAAATAAACAATTCGCCCAGGGCGAGTTCTAAGCGCCCATTGGAATAGGTCAGAATCAATCGCCAGGTCGGTTGCAACTGCCAAAGGATTACCTTCAATAGTGGCTCTGCCTCCGACAACGGCGGCTAAGTGAATAACAACATCAAAGTAAGTGTTATCGGCTGCAAAGAATTTGCGAGCATCAATGCCTGATTTAATATCAAAGCCAACTACTTCATTATTCTTTGTGTCTAGCGCTCTATGAAAGGCTCTACCTACAAATCCTTCATCACCTGTAATCAGGATTTTCATTTAAGTTTAGTTAGTAGCGTTTGGTATTGATCGCTAGCAATATAATTATCATAGGCAACTTTATCGGCTGAATAAACCTCTGGTGCGTTCACCCTGGCGTAATTTTCATCCATAGGCGCCTTGCCGTTGAAGGCGTGGCAATGCTCAATGATTACCTCTGGCATATATTTAATCTTACCTAAATCCTGCCCTAGTTTTAGCCAGAAATTATCTAGGTATAAATGGCGCTGAGTATCAGGAACCATTCCGCGCAAATGCTCAACTATTTGAGCAGACATCGCTACCGCAGTTGGTAGGGCTGAGCCTTGAAATAAATCATTGCCATAAACAATATCTGAACCTGTATAAAGTTCCTCAACAAACTTCTCATCCCAGTTGGCAGTTCTTGGCCTATGGTCATCGCCCATAAATGCAAAGTTATCAAACTCGCCTATAAATTGGCGGGCTATGTAATTTAATGGGTAAGCCATCCCGCCAGTTTCATTATGAATCATAATTACAGATTCAACTGGTAGTTTGTGAGTATATTCTTTTCTAGTTTCATCGCTAAAATCTACAATATAAAATCTTTTAGCCTTTGTATTCGTATCCACAAAAGCCTGCTCTAGTGCAACGGCATTATCTGGCCGCCCGCGAGTAGGAATTAAAACTATTAGATCACTTTCTACCATTTGCTAACTCCCCCGCTATTGCAAAGTAAGCAGCGCCGTCAATGTAATTATCGGCCTTATAGGTTTCCATTGATCTTGCTACCTTGATTAGTGCGCAAATCATAGCGCTTTGTTCTAGCGTTATCTCGCAATCAAGATAAGCAGATAGAAGCCTGCTAATACGATCAAAGTTAATAGCAGGCGTTCCATAATCATCTTGCCTGTTGGTGTAAGTGAGTGCTTTAGCCTCATCTAAAATTTCCCCCCGATCCATATTTACTTTGAACCTAAGCCGTATTCTTTTTCTGTCTTATCTGCCCATTTAGCGGCAGGCGCGGCTAGCGCACCAATTAGAATTGCTTGTTCTGGAGCAAGGTCAGCAGCAAGGGCTAATCCCATTGTTATTGCTGATGCTATTACTGCTCGAAGGTAAGACTTAAAAGCAGCCTTACTCTTTGGGTCTTTTAACTTAGCGATTAAGTTGTCCATTTTTTCCTATTCTTTGAATGTAGGTTTGCCAAATCCTACGATGAATACTGGCAAGGATGGTTTTAACTTACCACGATTTTTCTTTTTATAGGCTCTAATCTTAAGGCAACACTCGCCCCCATTGCGCTGATCCCCTTTTTTATCGGCTGCCGTATTACCCTCAACAGTAGTTACTGTACCATCGCCATTATCGCAGATTACTATTCCGATATGGGAGATGCGATCAACACCATCACCAGGAAAATCAAAGAAGGCCAAATCACCAGATAGCGGAGTACCCACGCTAGCATCTTGCCACTTTTTATTTTTAACAAAGACATCTGCACCTGCTTTGGTTGAAACTACATTAGGAATTTTTAACCCCGCCTGCGCTGCACACCACATAACAAAAGAGCCGCACCAAGGAGCAAAATTAACTTTTGTGAACGCTCCATACTTGGTTTCATTATCCTTTGGGCCTTCAATGTAACCGACCTCAGCCTTTGCAACGGCAATAAACTTATCTCTTTGGTTCATATTTACCCCTATTGTCTTTTAACTAGCAGCCTGTAAATTTCATCAATCCTGGCTTCTAGCCGTTCAACCTGACATGTAATTTCATTAACTTTATCTTTTACGCTGCTGCCCCCATTGGGCTTAAGTTCAGAAAGATAACTTTTCACTAAAAATCTTACCCCTGTTACCAAAAATCCAATCAATGTTCCAACCGCGACGCAGATCGCGGCCCATTCGTTAGCGGTCATTTAGTAATTACCAACACACTCATTGTTGCAGTACCTGTTGAAGTAATGCCGTATATTGCGTTTTCCTGATTTGCAAAAACTGCTTTATCGCCATTATCCATTCTGTACCCAGTTGATGAAGTTACATTACTATCACCTAAATAAATTATGCCTGATGATGAATGAAAGTGAACTTCCTCAGCCTGAGCATCTCCTGCCACTAATAAAGTTGGGCTAGTAGTAACGCTTGTTTGGCTTGAACTAATTGGCATTTCTCTCCTTAAATCAGCCCAGAATTTTCAATAGCATCAATGGCTTCATCAATGCTTTTTGTTATATCTGGGAAATCGTAAAGCACTTGTTCTCCTTAAATAGAAAACCCCGCCGAAGCGGGGCTATTAATAATTGTTATTGCTTAAAGGGCTGGTATCTCAACCCAAGAGGTTGTATCTTCATCCCAGCGATAGAACTTGTCATCTATTGGCATTGGCGTTGGCGCCTGCCAAAGATAAGTTTCTGAATCTTTATTCCAAGAAGGATAAGGCTGAGGCGCGGCAAAGCCAGTGCCATCAAATGTATATCCAATTCCTGCATAATTTTTATGTAGTGCTACTCCGCCTTCACGGCTATTCACATTACCTAATGTATTGTATGAAGTCTGAACCCAAGTACCGCCTAGATTAGATTCACACCATTCTTTAGAATCGGCAACGATAACCTGAGTTACAACGCCATCCTCTACCTTTGCATAATGAGCCATTTTTATTCCTTACCTTCTCCATATAAAGTTGCTGAATTTACTAATTTTACATCACGCTTTGTAACTATTCCGCCTTTTTCATCTAGTTGAGATTTTGCAGTTATTTCATTATCGGCGATTATGTGAACTAACATAGTTACTTCATAACTAAAGCATTGAGTTGGTTTAGTTAATTTGATTTCTTTTACATTGTCTTTCATATTTCCCCCTTGTTAGATTGCATATCTTACTATAACGATACCGCTACCGCCATTAGCACCTTGGCTAGAACCGCCATAAGAACTACCAGCACCACCACCGCCACCTGAACCTGTATTTGCAGTACCCGCAGTTGGTAAAGTTGTATAACCTCCAACGCCACCACCGCCCAACCCACCTGAATTTAGGGAAACATTGGAACCACCACCGCCACCACCAGCATAATAAGTTGAACTTCCACTAATTGAGGTTGCAATACCATTTCCACCTTTACCACCACCGCCAGTGTTTCCTACGGCAGCAGCACCACCACCACCACCACCATTAGATGAATGAGTAACTTGTGAATAACCGCCTGCAAAACCTTGGTTAGCAGTTCCTGTTCCTCCAGCACTTGCACTATCGGGAGGAGTTCCACCGCCTGAACCACCATTTTTTCCAGCGCCAACATCACCACCATAAGAACCGCCACCACCGCCACCACCTGTTGAGGTAATTGTGGAAAATACAGAATTAGAACCATTAGAACCATCTTGGGTTCCGCCACCGCCATCAATGCCCTTTGCACCACCAGAACCAATTGTTACTGTATAAGAAGTTCCTCCTGTTAAAGATAAAGCAGTTTCTAATGAACCGCCGCCGCCAGTTGCAGTAACAGTTGAACGCAAACCGCCAGCGCCACCACCTCCGCCTCTATCTCTGCCACCTCCACCGCCACCAGCAACTACTAAATAGTCAGCAGTTAGATTTGAGTAAGGAATAAAGGTTCCACTTGATGTAAAAGTGTGAATCCAATTTGTACCATCAGTAGTAATAGTTCCGCCAAGTGCTTTGGCTACTGAGTAGCGAACGATTACGATACCGCTACCGCCAGCAGCGCCTGCGCCACCACCTCGACTTCCACCGCCACCACCACCGCCAGTATTTACTGTACCAGCAGTACCATTATTTCCATCACCGCCACCTGCGCCTCCACCACCAGCGCCACCTGCTCCATTACTTCCATTACTGTAATGACCTCCGCCACCACCGCCTGCATAAGTTACAGATGTTCCACTAATAGATACTGCTCTACCAGCACCACCTGCACCTGAACCATAAGTAGCCCTATTTGCATTAACGCCTACTGCGCTAGCACCACCACCACCGCCAGCACTTGCACCACTTGTACCAGTTCCACCAGCAAAACCTTGATCACTTGGAGATGCGGCACCACCAGATTTAGTACCACTAGGGCCAGCACCGCCACCACCACCAGAACCACCAGCGCTTCCAGCAGTTTGAACTTTTCCTCCTCCACCGCCACCTGTTGAGGTAATTGTAGAAAATACAGAGTTATTACCATTAGCACCTTGATTATCATTAGTAGCAGTTTGTGCAGCACCTGCACCAACTGTAACTGTATAAGAAGTTCCTGATGTAAGAGATAAAGGTGATTCTAAACTGCCACTACCGCCAGTTCCAGTAACTGTTGAGCGCAAACCGCCTGCTCCACCACCTCCGCCACCTTCAGAATCTCCTGCAGCAGTAGGAGAACCACCTGCGCCACCGCCTGCAACTACTAAGTAGTCAGCAGTTAAATTTCTTGAAGGTACAAAGTTGCCAGATGAAGTAAATGTATGTGTAAAGTAATAACCACTAAACACAATGTTTCCACCAGTTGCTAATGCAGTACCAGTATAAAAATCACCAGATGAGTTAAAGGTGTGGATTGTGTTTCCACCTGAAGTGGTAACTGTTCCGCCGTAGGCTTTTTGTGTAGTGCCTGAGTATCGGGCTACAACAATTCCTGAGCCGCCGTTACCGCCTGTAGCCGAATAACCCGCACCACCACCGCCGCCACCTGTATTGGCAGTTCCTGCACTACCATTTGTAGAATCATTTGATGGATTATTACCAGCACCACCGCCGCCAGTACCGCCCGAAGAAGTACCGCCACCATTAGAACCACCACCACCGCCGCCTGCATAAGTTACAGAAGAACCACTAATTGAGTTTGCTGAACCATTACCACCATTACCAGGGTTGCTTGCATCTGCTGCCCCACCAACTGCACTAGCGCCGCCGCCGCCGCCGCCGTGAACATTGGTGCCATTACCAAGACCACCATTGTTACCTTGGCTTGGTGATGTACTAGGAGTGTTACCACTACCAGCCGCATTTGACCTAGAACCACCTGCACCTGAGCCACCATTTTTACCAGGCAGACCAATTAAATCTCCACCACCTGCACCGCCGCCTGCACTTGTGATTGTACTAAAAACGCTGTTATTACCATCTACACCATAAGAACCCCGACCAAAAACACCTGCACCGCCAGCGCCTACTGTTACTGTGTAATTTGTACTTAAATTTAAAGTTAATGCAGTACCACCTATTGATGTTCGGTATCCACCAGCACCAGCCCCACCTGATAATGATGAAGCCCCGCCACCGCCTGCAACAACGAGGTAATCAACAACTAAACCTAAGTTTCCTGAAATTGCAGAAGCGTATATCCCCAGAATTGGCATTAGGCAATATCCCCAACAACTAACCAGGAATTAGCGGCAAGTTTTAGGCAAGTTGCGGCTGAGTTTGCTACGCGAAGTTTAGGCGCAACTGAGGAAGCACCTGTTGAAATAATTGTAGTTGTACCAGGGGTAACTGCGGCAATGGATGGCTGACCTGCGCCAGTGATCCATACAAAGTTAATAGTTGTTCCAACTGCAAAGTTAAATGTTGCATCTGTTGGGATTGAAAATGTTTTAGCAACCGCATTATTCATTGAGAATAATTTACCTTCATCACCGCTTGCAATTGTATAATCATCAGTTTTGGAAACAACAGGGGTATTAATATTTAAAGTAACAGTTCCAGAAGTTCCGCCTCCTGATAAACCTGCTCCTGCGGTTACGCCTTCAATATCTCCAGAGGCTGGAGTTGCGAATTGGAAAAAGATAGCAGCGCTAGCGCTAGTAAATCTTAAAACTCCACCTTGATTAGTCGCTAAAACTAAAGAACCAGATGTATCAACTGTTGCAGTTCCTGCGGTTATGGTAGTCGCACCTGCTCCAAGATTAATAATTGTTACAATATCACCTGCTGCAAACAATCCTGTATTAACAGTAATTGTAGTTGGGCTAGCATTGCTCATTGTTATTGCATCGCCAGCATCAGTGGCAACTAATACATAAGATGCAACTTTTGCATTTGCTGCACCGCCCAACATTGCCGTCTGTTGTAGGCTAGTCATCTGGGCTGCGGTAAGAACCTGACCAGTGGTGAAGGTTTGTTTTGCCATTTTGCTCCTTAGTTAATAACTTAGAATACCAGAACCCAGGCGACCTTGAGAGGTTGTACTATCAAGGA